TCTGTGCCGCCCGTCTGGTTCCTAGACGTAAACGGTGAGCCGTTGGAGCTAGACACCGAAGCTTTGCAGTCTCAGCCCACGTTTCAGAAGGCGTGTATGGAGCAGCTTAACTTTATGCCTCGTACTGTCAGCAAGATCGTGTGGGAAAACCGCATCAGCGGCCTGATGAACGAGATGAAAGACAATGAGAGCGCGATAATGGAAGTGGCAGAAGATGCCAGCATTAGCGGTCAGTTCTACGACTATCTGGAAGAGTTCTGCGCTCATATGCAGAAAGCGGCGGACAAGGAAGAAATTCTGTTGAAGCGCCCGTGGACTGACGAAGAAGAGGGTCTGACCTATTTCCGGCTCAAAGACTTTGAGTCTTACCTAAAGCGTAACAAGTTCTTTGAGTACAAGACGCACAAGATGGCTCAACGCCTACGCGACAGGGGCGGGGAAAGCAAGCTGTTAAAGATAAAAGGACGACCTGTTCGGGTGTGGACAATCCCATCTTTTGAGTCCGGCGATATAGACTTTAACAAACCTAATTTTGGAACCAAGCAAACGGAGGCACCTTTTTAATGTTATTAGCAGATGGATTTGAAAAAGCTTTTGTTGGCGTTGGGAGCAGAGCATCTCAGCCGGACATAGCTGTCTACGACTTCGACAAGTGCGTTGCAGTTCTATGTGAGCGGGATGGGATGGATTTAGACGATGCCGTAGAGTTTATGCACTACAACGTCGTCGGGGCTTGGATGGGGGACAACACCCCGCTCTTTATCCGGCTAATGAATAGCATAGAGGAGCTATATAACGATGACTAATCACGAGCGAAATAAAGCTATCTATGTGGATCGCGTCATTGAAAAGCGCACCCTCAAAGCAATAGCCGACAAATACAACCTCTCCCGCCAACGCATTTATCAGATAGTTTCCGAACAACAGGCTATCGTAGACCACACCAAGGATTGGGAAAAACCCTATAGGCCAGAAGATGGAAACTAAGATATTCCGCATATACGGCCCGCCCGGAACGGGTAAGACTACCGCGCTGCTTAACAAAGTAGATGAGGCCCTTGCCGCCGGAGTTGACCCCGCGCATATCGGTTACTTCGCCTTTACCCGTCAAGCGGCTAACGAAGCTGTCGAACGCGCCTGCACACGGTTCAAGCTAGATAAATCACAACTGCCTTGGTTTCGTACCTTGCACAGTTTTGCTTTGAAGCTGTCCGGCATCCGTCAAGAGCAGGTAATGCAACCAGAGCATTACAAAGAGCTAGGCCACGCCTTGGGCGGTATCGACCTGCGGGTAGACGCATCCCAAGTTAGCGGCGAGGAACTGTTCGACCTGAACAAAAACAGTAACCCGCTAATCAGCCTGATAAACCTAGCCCGCCTGCGTAAAGTAGACTTGCGCGAACAGTACGATGAAAGCCACATGGATATGCCGTGGAGCAACGTGAAGTATGTGGCAGATAGCCTGATAGAATATAAGAACCGATTTAGCCTGTATGACTTTACAGATATGCTGGATGTCTTTGTGCGAGAGGGCGCGGCCTTCTGCCCACGGCTGGCACTAACCTTCATTGACGAAGCACAGGACCTGTCACCCCTGCAATGGGACGTAGCTCACGTTCTGGAGCAACACTCAGAGCGCATATACTGCGCCGGAGATGACGACCAAGCCATCTACCGCTGGGCGGGTGCCGATGTTGAACACTTTATTAGTCTCAACGGTGGCTACGAAGTGCTGGAGCAATCCTACCGCGTACCAGCTTCCGTACACCCGTTGGCCGAACGCATAGTCAAACGCATCAATCGCCGCGTACCAAAGACCTATTTACCACGCCAAGATGCAGGTAACGTCCAGCGCATCATTGATACGGGGCAGATAGATTTTTCTGAGGGATCGTGGCTCGTGCTGGCTCAAGCCGGATACTTTCTCGACGCTACCGCAAGTGATCTAAAAAGCAGGGGCTTCTTGTTTAGCCGTCGCGGGTATCGGTCAATCTCAGAAAGTTTGAGCGAGGCCGTCAATGGCTGGGAACAAATGAGGAAGGGCAAGCGTATTACCGGCAAGGCCGCACGAACCGTGTACAGTTATATGTCTGTCGGAGATAGAGTCAAGCGCGGATTTAAAAAATTACCTGCCTTAGATGACGACGAGACAGTCTCACTGGAAGAGTTGCAACGCGACCACGGCCTTGTCGCCACCGTTGATATGATATGGCACGAGGCTATGGATAAGATGCCCAGTGGCGAACGTGCGTACATCACGGCTCTGCTACGACGCGGCGAAAAGTTTAACGCCATACCCCGCATAGAACTGTCCACGATCCACGGCTCTAAAGGCGGTGAGGCAGAAAACGTCGTGCTCTACACCGATTTGTCCCCTGCGGCGGCCAAAGCGGCTGAATCCGCGCCGGATGATTTGCACCGCGTATTCTACGTCGGTGTCACCAGAACCAAGCAAAACCTCTACTTGGTTGAGCCCGAAGATGCAAATAGGAGCTACTGGATATGAAACATAAACCAACATACGTAATCCTTGATGACGTAATAGAAGGTTTCTGTGGGAAAGTTGAAACCAGTTTTAATCTTTCAATCGGTCCGGAGATGAAGTCTGCGGTAAGGCAGGCATACCAAAAAGGCTTTGACAACGGCATCCGCCATGAAAAAGAAAGACAGAAAAAATGAAGCGTGAAGAAATCCTGTCTAAGGCAGAGTCCTTAGTCAACGGCCCACGGGCCAAAGCTTATGGCGATGCCCATGACAACCATGAGCGCATTGCTAAAATGTGGTCAGTGCTTCTGGGTAAGGAAGTATCTGTGTCACAAGTCTACCAGTGCATGGTTGCCGTTAAACTGGCGAGGCTTACTGTAACACCGGAGCATGAAGATAGCTGGGTAGATATCTGCGGATATGGCGCATTAGGAGGAGAAGACTAATGGTTAAATTCATTCGCATCGAAATGCTCGACCACTATATAAAAACGGGCTGGACGGTTATACTCCAAGGCACAGAAATGGCCGCAGTTAGGAAAAACGATGGCACTACAAATGACAATGTTCGGGCCTAAAAGCGAGTGGGTGCCACCCGCTGAGCTACCCAACATCTTCGATGCGAAGCAAATAGCCATCGACGTAGAAACCCGCGACCCCAACATTAAGACCAACGGGCCCGGATGGCCTACCGGTGATGGCGAAGTCGTAGGCTACGCAGTAGCTGTTGCAGACTGGGCAGGATACATCCCCATCCGCCACCTTGGCGGGGGCAATCTTGACGAGCGCATAGTTAACAAGTGGCTCAAGAAAGTGTTTGAGTGTCCGGCGGACAAGATCATGCACAACGCACAATATGATGCAGGGTGGATACGCCGGATGGGGTTCAAACTAAACGGGCGCATTATCGACACCATGCTGGTAGCCGCTCTGCTAGATGAGAACCGCTTCAGCTACAGCCTGAACGCGCTTTGCTATGACCTGCTGGGCAAGATCAAGACAGAGAAAACTTTGCAAGAAGCTGCCCGTGAGTTCGGACTCGACCCCAAGGCAGAGATGTGGAAGATGCCTGCCATGTATGTCGGGCCCTACGCACAGAATGATGCAGAGATCACGCTCGATTTGTGGAACTACCTGTCCACACAACTGACTAAAGAAGAGCTCTGGCCCATAGCAAATCTTGAACTACAGCTTCTACCGTGCCTGATTGACATGACTTGGCGCGGTGTCCGTGTTGACCAAGACCGTGTCGAGCGCACCAGAAACCATCTAATTAAACAAGAAAAAGAAATTATTAAACGCATCAAAGATGTGGCAGGCACCGAAGTAGAGCTCTGGGCCGCCGCGTCTATATCTAAAGCTTTTGATAAATTAAGCATACCGTATCCAAAAACAGAAAAGGGCGCACCGTCATTTACCAAAGCGTTCCTGTCTGACCATCCACACGAGCTAGCCCAGCTAATCGTTAAAGCCCGCAACCTGAACAAGACCAGCGGGACGTTCATCAACACGATTATGAAGCATTGTCGGTCAGATGGGCGTATCCACGGCCACATTAACCAAATCCGGTCAGACGATGGCGGTACGGTTTCGGGGCGCATATCAATGTCAAACCCCAACCTACAGCAAATCCCTGCCCGCGACCCAGAGTTGGGGCCGATGATACGCAGTCTGTTCCTGCCGGAAGAAGGTGAGCAGTGGGCGGCGATTGATTTCTCGCAACAGGAACCGCGCATCTTGGTGCACTACTCCTATGTCTACGGCAAATCCCGCGGCAAGCAGATGGCTGGCGTGGAAGAATTTGTCGAGGGATACCGCAACGACCCAGATATGGACTTCCATACAATGGTGGCAGAGATGGCTAGCATCCCGCGAAAGCAGGCCAAGACAATCAATCTGGGCATGATGTACGGGATGGGCGTTAATAAACTGTCCGACCAGCTAGATATTGATGTAGATGAGGCCAAAGGACTGGTTAAGCAGTACCACGACCGCGTCCCGTTCGTTAAAGGACTGATGAATGGCGTCCAATCACGGCTCAATGACCGCGGCTCAAGCGGCTCTATCCGGTCAATACTAGGCCGCAAATGCCGCTTCGATCTGTGGGAACCCGACACGTTCGCCATGAACAAGGCTATGCCGTATCAAGATGCTGTCAAAGAGTACGGCGAGACCACCAGACTGAAGCGGGCATACACATATAAAGCCCTGAACAGGCTTATCCAAGCGTCCGCCGCGGACATGACCAAGCAGGCAATGGTGAATATTTATGAACAAGGGCGCATCCCCCTCATTCAAATTCACGACGAAATAGCCATTTCTGTGAAAAATCGTGAAGATGCAGAAGGAATTGCCAACATAATGGAAAATGCTATACCCTTGGAGATACCAAGCAAATGCGATGTTGAGATCGGCCCAAGCTGGGGCGAGGCTGAATAAGCTTTTTCATGGTATTCCTCCCTTGAACTGGTTCCGCTTCGGCGGGGCCTTTTTTCTTGTGCAAATACAATATCTCTTATATAGTCGCTTATATAAATACCATATCTAGGAGTTTTTTATGGATGTAACGCGATGGAAGTCTGTTTTGGTGCCGATTGAGGTGTACGAACAGATAAAAACAATGGCAAAAGCAGAGGGACGAACAATTTCGGGCCAGCTTCGTATTATGTGGGAAGTTTACCGCGTAAAACAGCTTCAAGACAAATAGGCAACTACTATATGTGGTTGACCTATTTTTTTAGCTATGGTATGGGATAATTAACATTAAGTCTTATAGGAAGGATTACCAATGTTGAAATCACTGTTGAAGATGTTCTTTCCGATGTTCTTTGTTGAGCCGGAAAAGCCCAAAGTTGCTCCGACTCTAGTCAAGAAGTCGGATGCCCCAAAGAAGCGGGGCAGGCCAAAAGGCAGTAAGAATAAAAAGAAAGCGTCTTAGTCGATCAAATACGGGAGAACCAAATGAGTATCGAAAAGCATAGTATTCTGTACGCAGTACAGTTCGCTCTTCACGAGTATGACGAAACAGGGGCCGTGTCCCGCCGCACAATGGAAATGCTGGGCGCACGAGCCATCCTGCTCCGCTACGAAATAGAGGGTGAAATCGCCGCCACAATGGCGGAAAATAAAACCCCGCCTAAAAAGGTGGAAAGAGCCCCTGTAGTCAGCCGCGAAGTAAAGCGCAAGAACGGCAGGAAAAACTGCGCCCAATGCGGCACACGGCTCACGGGTCAACAGCGCAAGTTCTGCTCTAAAAAGTGTTCCAGAAAGCATTGGAACAAAAATAATAAAGAACTGGTGCGGAAGCATAACCTAGACTACTACGACCGGCAAAAGGCTCTAGGCCGTGCTTGATGCCGCTCTAGTGTGCCTCGCTACGGCAGTCTACTTTGAAGCAAGGGGCGAACCCTTTGTCGGGCAGTCTGCCGTAGCCCACGTTGTGTTAAACCGTGTAGAAGATGCACGGTTCCCCAACACAATCTGTGATGTAGTTAAGCAGGGGCCAACTTATGCTTGGAAGGCAGATTTCCCCGTCCGGCATAAGTGTCAGTTCAGCTATTATTGTGATGGCAAGTCAGACAAACCTCGTGATGACCGCGCATGGCAAGTGGCCGTGATGGCATCCTTCGGGGCAATGTCTAACCGAACATACGATCCAACTGACGGCGCAACACATTATCACGCCAATTACGTCAACCCAGCTTGGGCAGATGTCAAATACCAAACCGTCCGGATAAATGACCACATCTTCTACAGATGGGAAGGTAACCGATGACATATAAAACTTGTCCAGAATGTGGCGGTGAGGGAGAGTGTGAATATGAAGTAGCTGTCCCCGCACCAATGGCATGGCGCGGCGGAGAGTTAGAAGGCCGCATCATGGAGTGTGAGCTATGTCACGGATCAGGAGAAATCGAAGATGATGAAGAGACCGAAGAATAGGGAACTGCAATACCCAAGTTTTGGCGATGCCGGACGTATCCAAAAAGCACTGGACTCCGGTAGATGCCCAAAATGCTTAGTTACTATGCCGCCCGCCGCGGATGACGGCTCTTTAAAATGTTATGTATGTAAATTAAGTATTGGAGGCCAAAGTGATATGCCCGAAGTGTCAATCAAAAAGCAAAGTTTATAACTCACGGCCTACGGATGACGGCACAATACGCCGGAACAGAGAATGCCTGAAGTGTAAACACCGGTATGCCACCATCGAAGTGTCTGCCGATATTAAAAAAGTTGTTGAATTTCCAAAAGTTGTTACCAAAAAGAAGAAGGCACCTAAACGCAAGTTCGCCGCCCGTGAGATAGACCGCCTGTCAGATGATGAACTGCTGGATGCGTTAGAGAAAGGACTTATAAATCCTGACGAGTTAGACTAAAAATATATGTTGCAATTCCCATACAGTCGTATATAAAGGGACTTGTAGAGCCCCCAAGCTTTACATTCCCGTAGTGAAGCCCCCAGAGCGTCAAGTTCTGGGGGTTTTTTATGTGTTGACAATATGTAGTATAAGAACATATAAGAGTTATGTTAACTACGGGAGAATAAAATGCCATCTAGAAAATTTTCTGATGAACAAGTCCGTGAGATGTATG